GCGAGTTTGGTTAGTATCATAAGCAGTAATTTTATATTACACCCCGTTTGGGAATTGTTAGATAGTAGTATGCTTATACTATCGCGATAAACAATTTACCCCACCGCCTACAGATGAGGCAGATCATCATCTGAGTATCTAATATCACGAGAAGCCCAGTAACTTAGATTTAGTCAACAATGTTTGTTGGTTACTTGTTATACATTTGGTCCTCAGGCTCACCGAGGTCAGTGTTTGTTATGTTGTGGAGTGCGTTTGGCGACGTACCCACAAACGGTGTATAGGAGGAGTTATCATCAATATATTTAAGCGGTGCGTTTTATTACGCAGCTCGCCTTAATTCATCAATTTTCATTAATAAAAATGGTGCCCCGTGCAATATCGAGCGGTTCTGAGTAACCCAGGGACGAAAATAAAAAGATGTTGATTGGTAGTTACGGTTAAGAGTATAAGCCAAAAGTTATTGTGGTATTTTGCGGATTCCTTTGCGCGCAACGGTACACAAGGATAAGTATGAAGAGTGTCGACCTTCATAACGAAAAATTAGACAAAACCCCCCTAGCCTTCCAAAATGCAAGTTCTTATAAGTGACAACGATATTGGTGAGAAGAGGCACGTCAATACTACGCCAAAGGGTATTGACACCCCTTGTGGACGGGATCACAGAGTTGGGTTTGAAGTGGACAGCACCGTAGATTTACTCTACAAAGCTCAAGCGATGCCAACATGTACCCAAGTTCCACTTGGTGGAGATCGTAGGAAAGACCTAGATCTAGTCAGAGTTAGTAACGGAGGATCGGATGTTCAATGTAATGAAAATAAAATCTATAAAAATATGAACACCGAACAAGGATTAAACGAGTTGGGAGGATTTCACCATATAGTCACCGGAACTGCATTTTCTCACAGTAAAAGTACTATTGAACACGTTAAAGAATCAGTGGCCAGAGAGAGACTGGACCTGCAATGTTTAACGTGTAGTTATCGTAAGCTATTTAAAAGACAACGCAAGTTTGTACCTGTGGCTGGAGCGAGACCAGACCAGCAATGCATCTTGTGTAGAGACAAATATTACCACACATACACGTGTCAGATGGATAATACTATCACGACGGCGGAAAGCACAGCGCCTACTACAACCTCGACTGTGGATATAGTTGCATTGCAACAGTTCTCGCGTTTAAGCGAGACACCAATACCTCGGAGGGAGGAGGAGTACATCCAACCTCCAGAGATGCCGAATTTTATTAGATTCGAAGGACCCACGGCGCCAGCATGGGTTAGGGATATAGAAGCGTATCACGATATAGGCGATTTGTATATGGACACTAGCACCACGTCATCATCTGTGATAGAGTCAGCAAGCATCCATAGCGAGGGACCCGATTGGAGGTCATCTTACTGGGATGGTGATTCTCGCAGCCATAATATGATTTTCCAACAGTATCAGGAGAGAGCTAATAATGCATTCTCAGGATTGAAGATGAAGTTGGATATGGACAAAATTTTATTATATAGTGAAAAGATTGCCTTGCTATGTGTTTCATTGTCAGCCCAGACTACTTATCGTGGATTTATATCGACAATTGTGTACGCCCTAAAAGATTTTGGTGTGATTTCCACTCGCAGGTCATTATTCATTTCCGTTATCAGATTGTGTCGTGAGTTTTTAGATAGCGATGTTGGTGATCAATTTGAGGAATACACGGGTGACTTAGACGATGATGAGTACGCGCATGTGGATGACCAGCACTTTACGACACAATCAGCCGAACGAGTGAAGATAGCATTAGATGCAGTAATAGATTGCCTGAGGAACCCCGCTAGGATAGGAAAAAATCCTATAGTGAGAGGTATTGTAAGATTTCTAAGAGCGATTACCGCACTAGGTATGATGACATATTGTCAAGGTGATTATTGCCTCAAGGGTATAAAATTATTTGCCATCGAGCCTATCTCTGGTGGTGTATTTGAGGTGTTTGTCGTTCTAGCCGACTCATTGCAAAACTTCTTGGATTATGGGTATGCGATGGTAATGGAGAAATCGGTCTTTCCAGTGAATTATAGTTTCGACAAATTGCATGATTTGGAACTGAGAGTAGCCGAGATGGACGCGTGGATGCCTTTCTTTGAAAATGGAAGATTGTCTGAAAGAGGCATGCAGCGCTCCGATTACCTAATCAAGTTGAAAACTCTCAAGGACAATATAGTTGCAGTTCGTAGGGCAGCACCGGACAAGTTTGCAGAAAAGACATTGACAGCTCTTTATGCTAAAATGGAGAAACTATCAACAAGAGCCACTATGGTGACATTAGCATCAGGCTTGAAGTATTGTCCTTTCGGGTACTCCATTGCGGGACCAGCAGGAATTGGTAAGAGTTCTGTGAATGACCACTTGATTAATTATTTCTTTCAGTGGAAAAAGACCAACCAGAACTGGAAACCCGAAGGAAAGGACGCTGAGTACAGAGTGACTGTCAATATGTCGGACAAGTTTCAATCGGAAGTATTTTCTCACCACATTGTTGCGACACTTGATGATTTTATGAATAAGCGAGCTGAGAAAGTTGCTCCTGGTGAGACACCGCACGACCTTCTGATCAAGATAGTCAATAATGTCCCATGTACTGCACTAAAACCAGATGTTGAATCAAAGGGAGCAGTGCCCATGAATTTTGAACTGGTAGGATTGACCACCAACGTGCCACATTTGCATGCCACTCTTTTTGTTAATGATGAGTATTCAATTTTGAGGCGTGTTGGGTTTACAGTGTTCCAATATGTCAAGCCAGAATTCAGGAAGGCTGGACAGGAATGTTTGGATCCAGTAAAAGCTATGGGACACACTGATCTTTGGAATATAGATGTATTGTATCCAATTGCTGTTAAGGAAGGGAACAAGATGGTGATTAAGTGGATGTATTATGATTTACCCCCGTCCATTACCACAGCAGAGAAGAAACAGGCTAAGAATTTAAATCTGCATGATTTACTTGTACTCTTTGGTCATGAGTTGGATAGGCACCATGCGGCACAAATTAGGTTGCTCAAGGAGGCGTGTTGTGAAGATAAGACGTGTACACATGGATTTCCTAAAGCGGTCTGTTCATTGTGCACTCAACTCGTGGAACCCACTGTTATTGCAAACCCTGATGCAGTTTTGGAGGTTGAAGTAGAGCAATCAAATCAATTTCTTGTGAATTCCGAACCTTTGCCTCCTAGCGATAGTGATGAGGAAGAATTGCAGTTTGTACCGGGTCCTGATTTTCCCATTAGTGTGAATCGTAGGTACAGAAGGATCCCAGTGGAGGAAGAACAACCAATTGTAATCCCCGTGAATGATACGTGTGATCATAGTGACCATACTCCCATACGAAGCAACACGATTCAAGAGGAAGTATTTGTACCTGATTATGGCATGAGTGATGATTCTTCGGAGGCCACTACACCACTTATTGTCCATGTGCAGCGAGAGATCACAACAGCACCTTTTTGGTTTTTGGATTGGTTTGAAGGTGTGGTCGATGTGTTTTGCCCGTGGAGGATAAGTGATAATCCGATACACGTGAATAAACCATGGTTGATAGACTGGGTGCCTCGGATAATCTTAAATAAGTACCCTGATCTAATCGAGATATCACACTTTTCTCGCACTACGATTCGCAACAGGAGATGCATTGCAGCACTGATTACTATTTTATGCCCTGTAGCTGGTCTATGGCTGGTGTGGGATGCATGTTGGGGTAATGTGCCATTTTTCTCACTAAGTGCACTTCTTCTAGTGTTAATGGTACTCACACATATGCACAACCAACACGCTGAGATGATTGCTAGGTACTACGTACAAAGGAACTTAAGATGGAGCAATTTGCTGACACTATCATGGATGCCCAATATCATGAAAAAGAGATTGAAGTATATTTGGACATTGGTTTTTGTTTTGGGGATTGTTACTATAGTGAGAAAGATATTCAATAAAATTGTACCACTAGATAAGATTGTAGAAGATGCCCTGGCAAAACCGGAGAAAAAGCAAGTTCAAGCACCTGTTGATGGTGATTGTCAAGGTGGCATAGTATCTATTCCAAATGCTAGACCTGTCTGGGGTGGTGTGCAATGTGTTCCAATTGTGAAATCAGAAGAGCACAACACCACTTTTACACAGATGTTCAATGTGGTTAAGAAGAGCATGGCAACTATAGATTATGAGACATCAGACGGTAAGATGTGTCAGTGTACGTGTTTGATCATAAAATCAGGTTTGATATTGGTGCCTACTCATTTTATACCAAAAGTGTTAACAAAGGTCACTATATATGTAGGATCACGCGAACACAGTGGCGGTATTATACGATGCATACTGAAGAGACAAGACGGTTATACGTTGAAAGACCGAGACCTATCCATATACCATGTGCCCAATTTGGGAGACAGACGTAACTTAGTGCCCCTATTGTCTAAAGATTTGTCCACCGACACCGTAATTTGTAAGTCATTGTATAAGGACAAACATGGAGAATTAAAGATTAATGATTTCTTCATTAAGGCAGAATACAGGGAAGGATTAAGAGCATCATATCTAGACAAATCAGAGTGGTTTGATTCCAATGGCTTTTGTTATATGCTACGGGATGACACTTTCATTGGCCTGTGTGGAATGATATTGATTTGTAATGCCAAGGTACCATACATACATAGTTATCACACAAGTGGTAGGGACAAGTGTGGCGTATCGCATATGATTAGTGCTAGAGATGTCGCCCAAGCAGAGAAGTTCCTTTATGAAGATCAATGTGCAAGACTTAAACCCACGGATACAGGAGAGCTCAACATCAGTCGTGTCAAAGATTTTAACATGCAAGCGCAACCTACGAGAAAATCACCGTTGATGTACTTAGACAAGGATACGTCGTTTGAATATTATGGTACAATTGATACACCAGTTGTAAAATTCAAACATTCAGTACATAAGACTTTGGTGCATGATTCTGTAAATGAGGCGTTCGGAACAGAACCTAAAGTTGGGCCACCACCGAATGTGCCCACATGGCAGCATCATCATGCATGTATTATGAATACGACGGCCGCGAACACAGGATTTCCCCAGGCACTGATTGAACAAGCGACGAAAGATTACTTGGAAGGGACACTTGATACGATGCGAACGCGTACGGATTTGAAGACGCTTTCGCTTGAGCAAATCTTGAACGGACAGGATGGTGTACGCGGGCTAGAGCCAATGAATAAAAAGACGTCTGCCGGCTTCCCATATTTCCAATCTAAAGCAAAGTTGTTTGGTGCTAAGGATGGGGAACCTCTCGAGATCACACCGGATATATTGAGTGATTATAACGTTAGCGAGCGAGCGTGGTCAGAGAACAAGCGATCATATGAGATATTCCATCAATCATTAAAAGATGAGCCAGTCAAGAAAACTAAGACAGTGACGCGTACCTTTCAGTGCTCTAATCTAAACCTCACCATTGCATTGAGGAAATATTTTCTCCCATTGGTTACTGAACTTATCACTAAGCCAGATGTTTATGAGTTAGCAGTTGGTTGTAATGCAGAAGGACCAGAATGGCATGCATTGATGTTGATAATTTCTAAGTATGGTGACGATAGGATAGTAGCAGGAGATTACAAAAATTATGACCAAAGGATGAGTAGTCAAGTGATTTGTGCTGCATTCAACATATTGATTGAGTTCGCTGCAGCCGTAGGGTACGCACATGGGGACTTGGACATGATGAGAGCAATTGCAACAGAAGTGATATATCCCGTTATTCATATGAATGGCGACATCTTCAAGTTGTTTTCATCTGTGACGTCTGGCAATAGTTTGACGACCATCATCAATTGTATTTGTAATTCTCTTTTGCATCGAATGTGTTATTTTGGTCTAGCCCAAAGGTTCCACTTAACCGTGCCACCATTTAAGATTGTATGTAGCCTTCTCACCTATGGTGATGATTGCGCCGATTCCGTACGACCTGGGTTTGACTGGTTTGGACATACCAATAGGCAAATGTTCTTTGAGGATTTTGGAATAGTGTATACCATGGCGGAGAAAGATCAAGTGTCGAGACCCTTTATTTCTCTTAGTGAGCTCAGTTTTTTGAAGCGAAAGCCAGTATACAATGAAGACACAGGATTGATGATGGCTCCCTTAGATGAATATTCCATATTTAAGAGCTTGCAGTACCTCACACGTAGTATTCTCACGCCAGAAGAAAGTGTAGGAGTTAATGCTGATAATGCATTGGCAGCGTGGTTTCAACATGGTAGAACTATTTATGAAGCCCGCTCTGCAATACTTAGGGATGTATTGAAGAAGCATGATCTGTACCATTTTTCGAAGTGGGCCGATAGAACGTATGATGACTTTTTGAAAGAGTGGAAGGTGAAGTATCAAGAAGGATTGCCTGCCATCTGCCTGGAACACCCTGGGCGTAAAACACAAGAGTGTGATGACGGTATTGATTACGACGCGCTATTAGCAGTGAAGTTAGGCAATATGCTCGGCGCTTACCGTTGTGAAGCAGTCTCGCCGGTCGAGACACCCCTATTTAGGGGAGGTGATGCTGACCACAATACTTCTAGCATATTCCAAGCCGGTACATGCTTGGGATCATGTGAATGCAACAATTTGTATCCGAAACACAACAAAGAAAAACATCGCATGATGAGCCCCGTCCCTATGATGGACGGAAAGGAAAGGGCTCAGCTAGTTGGTGACGTAAATCTTGAAACGTCACGCCCCAAGATGGTAAAGCAAAAGTCACAAAGATCATTGTTTAAGCCATTACCAAAAAACGATATCGATATGATTCTACTAGATAATGTCGATCAGTGTGGACCAGATTTTAGTGAAATATCTGTGCCACCGGAGATCAGGAAACCCACGTTGGAGGAGATAAACGCAATGTATGCTCAATGGGTGAGAGATAATCACAACGCCACACCAGTTCGAACCAACACGACAGAGATAGTGAGAGATGAACCTATGTATGAACCACCTGTATTTGCGGCATACAAGAAAGACGAACCTTTTATCTTCCAAGCTGGTACAGCCACGACAACACCCACTACACAAGCAACGACGAACACTGGCACTGTTGTCTTTTCAGACACTCCGTCCAATGTGGTTAACACGATCGAAGGTGTGATGGATGACACGCGCTATCTTGCAGCAAACGCAGCAGATGGTATGGCAGCATTTCTTTCTAGACCAGTTTTGGTCCAGACAGTGACAGTAGCTGTAGGGTCTAACACATTCGTCGAGTTCAACCCATGGAAACGCTTCATTGATAATAAGCGTGTGATTAACAGATTAGTGAATTACAATAACCTCAGAGCCAAGATGCACGTCAAGTTCTTGATTAACGGTAATGGGTTCTACTACGGGAAGATTATAGCGTCATATTTGCCATTGAAGGCGGGTGATGGTTTAGAGCACAGTCATGTGACACCATCTCCTGCAAACATTTGTTTGGCGACGCAGCGCCCTCACATTTTCTTGGACCCATGTATGAGCACAGGAGGACAGTTGGATTTGCCTTTCTTCTTTTGGAAGGATGCCATGAACATACCTGCACAAGATTGGGATCAGATGGGTCAGATTTATATAGAATCTATCAATCCTTTGAGGAACGCAAATGGCTCTACAACAGATTTGACAATTACTGTATTTGCGTGGATGTCAGAAGTAGTATTAGATAGTCCAACATTGGTGACACCAACAAACTTGATACCACAAGCTGGAGAATACGAAGAGAAGGATATTATATCGAGGCCAGCAACAGTTGTTTCAAACATTGCATCATCGATTTCGCCCATGTTAGGATCTCTTTCGCCATACGCAATGGCTGTAGCCAATAGCGCAGGAATGGTGGCATCGATGGCCAAAGCATTTGGATATAGTCGTCCTACTACTGTCGTACAGCCCATGAAGATGATGCCGCGACACATCTGCAATTTAGCAAATTATGATGTTGTCGATAATGGAACAAAATTGGCATTGGACGCTAAGAATGAGGTAACTGTTGATACACGTGTGATGGGCCTTGCTGGTAAGGAGGAAACATCGTTCACATACTTGGCATCAATCACTAATTATTTACGTAGCACACAATGGTTATCTACACAATTGACGGGAACGAAATTGACGACGATACGGGCTTGGCCACTACATAGGATCGCCCATGGCACCTTGGTTGCTTCAGCATATCCCTCATATGCATTGCCTACGTTCGATTTTGCATATTGGACTGGTACATTTGTATTGAAGATTGAGGTTGTCGCATCATCATTTCATAAGGGTAGATTGCAAATAGTGTACGATCCGAATACAACCGACGCTCCACCAGAGACTAATATACAACACACCTATATGATGGATATCTCTGACACCAAGGAGTTAGTCATTGAGATTCCTTGGTCACAATCACGGACTTTCTTGAATACACCACCAGGTTGGCCATCCCAGTCTTACACTGATACGGGATTAGATATAGCAGGTTCTAATGTTTTTGCAAACGGTCAAATAGCAATTTATGTATTGAACGAGCTCACAGTACCAAGTACCACAACACAACCAGTTGAGATCAATGTGTATGGCAGTTTCAAAGATGACTATAAAGTCATGTGCCCAGAGCGATCGTATATCAACGCTGTTTTCAGGAATTTGACAACCCAATCAGGGGTCATGGAAACGGATTGTGCCGAAGACTGTCAGATGCCAAATGATACAGACGTAGAGTATTCTGCGGGAGGAGATCAGAGAAGTACTAAGCAAACTGCCGTCTATGCTGGTGAAAGTATAACCACCTTTCGTGCCCTTTGGAAAAGGCCACATTTATTATATGTCTTTCCAAAGAACACTGTCGCAAACACTCTCACAACATATATTTTTCCGTTGAGAGCAAAGCCACGTGGTACCGTACCAACTTTCACCAATTATAACCAGGTTACAAATAGTGGTTTGACAGTAGCAGCTTACGCATATGCGGGTTGGAGAGGATCAGTAAGGTACAAGTGTGTGACACAAGGACCTAGGTCACAAGTGTCATTTTACCCGAGTGTGTTCGCGGGAGTGGGTTTTGGTGCAGTAGCACGTGCGTTGAGTTATGTGTATGGTTCAACAACCACGGTGAATGACTTATCGCGTGCGATGTTCGCACTTGTAGCACCCGATAGAGCAAATAGGTGTCAAGAAATGCAAAACTCACAGCACCAACCCATGACCGAAGCAGAGTATCCTTATTATTCCCTTAATCGATTCTTTCCTCATAGGAATTTGGGGTTTGAGTTGCAGTCGGGTGAGAGGTTGGTCAATATGGAAGTAATATCATATGAGTTGAGTGCGACTGGTCAACATGAGGTATACGTAAGCACTGGGGAGGATTTCCAGGTCGGCTTTTTTACAGGCCTTCCTTTGTTAGCAACATTTAGTACTCCTGCTCCCCCAGTTGCTGCGTGATGGTGGTGGTGGGCCACACACAAATTTGAGGTTGAATCCCTAGGCGAGGGATCCCCGCGTGAAGACGATAAACTAATCGTACGGTCGAGCGTACGTGCGCGAAAGGTAAGTAGCGCGTTTTCGAGGCGAGAGTTCACCATCATTGTGAAGAACAGGAATGATGGAGATGGGTTTTGTACCACTGTTAATGACGGGCTATTCGCCCTGAAAATAGTGGGAAATTTTCCCATCTCGAATGTTGAGATAAGAAAACGAATGAGCG